GCTAGTATAAACATACTTAGAGAAGCTCTAAAACAAACTGATACCGAGGAATAACTGAAAAATGATGCTTGTGGTGGTTACTCAATAGAGAACATGGGGAACAAGAAATAATAGGTTTACATTTAGTTGTATAAACTTATATAGATTTATATATGTTATATAAATTTATATTTATTTGTTATTATACACCTAAACTTGAGTTAAAAGAAAAACCCGAGAATCCCAGAAAGCATAGAAAAATTTACGACTGTGGAGGTAGTATATATAAATACACATGACATCGTCCCTCGAGACGTTAAACGGTTTAGTGAATAGTTCGACAATAGAGTCCAGATTTGAATTATAGAAAAAGTCCATAGAGACTAAAAAAGGAAAAAACATGACAGATTTAAACAATTTAACAGCAGAAGACTTCAATTTTGATGCTTTAAAAGATGCGATTGGAAGTGATCCATTTGCGAAGCAATCAAGATTTCAAAGAGATGAACGTTTCTACGTACTTTCAAAAGACAAAAACGGCAATGGTGCAGCTTTGATTCGTTTCTTACCAGATTCTGAAAAAAGAATGATTATCGAAATGCAAAAAATTGGAACAACAATTACAAAAGGTGATAAAAAAAGATTTGTAAACAAATTTTCACCAGCCACTATCGGATTACCGTGTCCGTTTCAAGAAGAATGGGCAAGAAGATGGAATTCAGGTGACAAAGAAGGTTCCAAACCATTCTCAAGAAGTATTCGATACGTAACAAATATCAAAATATTGAAAGACCCAGCGAATCCAGAAAACGAAGGTAAAATCTTCTTGTATGAGATGAGCGGTGCTATGCGCAATAAACTTGAAAAAGCTCTTAATCCATCCGAACAAGATGTTGCACTAGGAAAAACACCAAAACAACTTTTCAATCCTCTTAAAGGCAATAGTTTTAGATTGGTTGCGCAAAAAGGTTCAAATGGGCAAATCAATTATGATGCTTCAGAAGTAGTAGCCGAAGAAACATCAATTTATAATTCAGTTGAAGAAGCTATTAAAGACATTAAGGAAAACACTTATAAACTAGGTGATTTGTTAAAACCTGAAGCTTTTGATAGTTACGAAACACTTTTACAAGATTTTAAAAGAGTAACGTTCCAAGATATGGATGAATCAACACCTCAAGCAGAACCTGTAGATGCTCAAGCAGAGCCTGCAGCTTCAAAAACAGAGCCTGCAGCTTCAAAAACAGAACCGGAAGTTTCTCAAGCAGAGCCTGCAGCTGCTCAAGCAGAGCCGGAAGTTTCTCAAGCAGAACCGGAAGTTTCTCAAACAACAAAGTCTGATGATTTAGATAGCATCTTACAAGGACTCGTATAACAAAAAAATAATATCTCACTTTTTGTGAGATATTAAAATATCTTGATATTTTTATTTGATGTTTTCAAAACTTGAAAGTACTCAAAAAGATATTCTTTCAAAAGGACATAAATGATATTAGTTGATATAAGCTCTATTATGCACCGAATGGTTTTTGGTAGCACAAAAGATGCTTCTAATATAAGAAAAAAAGACGGTAAATATATCACAGAAGACTTTATAGGGTTAACACTATATTATATTATGTCTGAGCTGATAGATATACAACTAAAGTACAAAGAGTATGGTGAAATTGTCATATGTTTTGATGATTACAAAAAAACATACTGGCGTAGAGATATTTGGCCAAATTATAAACTATCTAGGAAGATCACACGTGAAAAAAGTGATAATCCAATAAATTATAAAGAAGTATATAGTTATACTAATGGTTTATTTGAACAGATACAAAAAAATACCCCGTGGAAATGTGTTTATGTAAATCGTGCAGAAGCTGATGATATTATATTAGTGCTCGCAAAAGAATATTCTCACGAAGGTGTATTAATACTTTCACCAGATAAAGACTTTATACAATCTCAACGCTCACCAAACGTTAAACAATACAGTACTCTGACAAAAAAATGGATTTACCCAGAAACGAAACACTCAACTATGGATGAGTGGATATTTGAACATGTTTTTACTGGTGATGCCAGCGACAACGTGCCAAAAATAACAGACTTCACAGAATTCAGTGAAAACTTTATAAAACATATACAAAATTATAACTCTAAAAACAATGCTCAAATACCTTTAACTGTAAAAGCATTTAAGAAAGTCCCAAGAGACATACTGCAAGATATTATATCATCATACGATATCAAAAATTACAACAAAAAAGGTGAAGATATTGGTTTAGATATTTACAAGAATAAACGTTTCGGGCCAAGTGATGTAAAAAAAATTACCACAGGTGAATACTTTGTTAAAAAGCAAAAAGATAGAATTAACGAAGAAATAAAATCTCTTCGACTCAAGAAGAAGAATATCACTGATAAAGAAAACCGAAAAGAGATTCAAACAAAAATTAATGCTTTAAAAGAAAAAGCAAAAAATATCAAACCAGATACAAAAAGTGTTGATGAAAGAGTAGAGTTATTTCTAAGTGAACATGAATTGTATAAAGAACATTATGAGAGAAACTTTACACTAGTTATGGAAGAAGGTATTCCAGATTATATACGTGCAAATATTCTTATGGAATATAAAAGTGGTTCAACATCATATAATGAAGAAGAGTTTATGAAGTATCTTGACAGTGTTAATTTAGGTGCAATAAAACCAAAACTTCCAATAGTTTTTGATTCACACACAGAATTAGATATATCAAATTGTGGTTGGTAAATTTTATTATAAAGTAAAACATATATTTTAAGTTTTTAACTAAAGGTTCTTAGCTAAAGGTTTATAGAAAGATACTTACATCAGTTAAATATTTTAAGTTCATAACTAAAAGTTTTAATTAAAAGTTCATAGAAAGGTAAGAGATGTTAGACCCTAGATCAGTTAAATATTTTAAACTTGCTACTAATGCAAGTGAATACAAAGAATCTGATAATGTAGTAGCTTGTAGATGCCCTATTTGCGGTGATTCAAAAACCAAGAAAAATGTTAAGCGCTTAAATTTATACACAAAGGACGGTGTAGATACTGATTTTGTCTCGTGTTTTAACGCAGGGTGTCCTTGTGAAGGTAAAACCATATACACGTTTCTTCGAGATTTTTATCCTGAACTTTTACCACAATATAAAAGAGAAGCATTCAAACAAAAGATGTCTTCTCTCAAATCTATTAAACTAAGTTCTACAGATACTAAATCAGATTTTGATTTTGTGAATTCTGAAATTGCTAAACCTGAAACATCAAATATGAATACTAAATCAGATTTTGATTTTGTGAATTCTGAAATTGCTAAACCTGAAACATCCGAAAATCTGAAAATATCAGAAAATCTGAAAGTTCCATTATTATATGATTTATCACCGTTTTTCTCACCTCTTACCAGTGAGTACATTGATTATTTACAACACAGAAAATTAAGTCCACGTGATGATTGGGTTGTTGCAAATACTGATATATCTATAAATAATACAACTTATAAGATAAAAGATTTTTTAGTCATACCACTATATAAAGACAATCTAATGTATGGTTTTTATAGTCGAAGTATAAAAGAAAAAAGATTTATCACGTTCATCAGTACAACTGGATATAAAGTCTGGAATTGGTTTAGCATAGATAAAACAAAAACAACTTACATATTTGAAGCGATATTTGATGGTATTAGCACCGGTTTAGATAATATTATTGCAAATTTAGGGGCTAAATTACCTGATGATAGATTAAACGAATTAAGTGATCCTGTATTTTGTTTAGATAATGATAAAACCGGTATTCAAACAAGTATCAAGTATGCTGAGTTAGGTTATAAAGTATTCATTATGCCGAATATGTATAGAGAGAAAGATTTTAACGAGTTAAAGTTGAATCACCCTGAATTGGATATATCACACTTGGTTAATTCTAACATTTACAAGGGTATATCAGCAATAACACGTTTGAAACTTAAACTTTAACCTTTATCAAAAATATAAAGTAAATCATAACTTTATTGAAAAATATAAAGTTATAATTTTTTTTAAGTTAGTTTTAACTGAAAAAAAAGTTATAACTATAATCAAACCTTTAAACTAGTCAAACTTTTAAGCTAGTTTTAAACAAAAATATATTATAATCAAATATCAAAAGAAAAGGATAGAAATGAAATTCGTAAAAGCAGACGATAAATTAGTCAATCTTGAACATGTTTCAAGTATAACTGTTTTACCAGATAAATTAGCATTAGATTTAAGTTGTGTTGCTGAAATTGATAGCAATGGTGAAAAAAGACTAATCAGTTACTACGCATACTGTCATAAGAATATGAGTAATATTCTAAATCACGAATACGTAAAAGAAAACTTTATAAGAGCAAATAAAGTACTTGTAAATAAAAACCACATATCGGTTATCAAGTTTGTAGATAGCTCAAAAAGAGTAATCTTCAATCTTTCACATAGCGTTACCAGTGCAGGATATAATAATAAACCAAGATTAACATCTAAATTTATATATGTCGATTTTGATGACTTAAATAAATATAATAAATATGTGAATGTTGTAAAAGGAAAAATCAATGGAAATTAGAAGTACAGAAGAAGTTATGAAAGCAAGTTATGATTTTGCTCATGCAATACTTGAAAAACAAATACAAATAAAATCAATTCAAGATGAAATCAAAGAAATCAAAGCGAATTACAAAGAACAAGGTATTGCAGTTAACGCGGTAAACAGAGTTATCAATATGTTAAAAACAAAAGCTAAGAAATCACCAGGTGAAGTACTTGAAGAATCTATTATTATGGAAAAAATGGAAGCTAATAAAGATATTCAAGACCAAATTACGATTTTAGTTAATCCGAGTGATTGATGAAATATAGCCCTTATAGTTTTTCAAAAATTTCCACATATAAACAATGTGCAAGGAAATTTAAGTTCAAATACATACAAAAAATAAAGGAACCTATCACTGATATGACCCCTTTATTGAAAGGAACTTGTGTACATAGTATGCTGGAAAAATATCCGGCTGAAAGTACAAATTCTCTTGTACCAAAATATAGGAACATATTTGAGGATTTCTTAGAAACTAAGTATAAAGCTCTTTTAGATATTGAACATTTTTCTGAAACTGCTATTGGTTTTGATGATAAATTATCTCCAGTAAGTTATGATAATGGTACCATATTTCGTGGATACATAGACTATTACGCATATGTTGATGGTGGAATGGTGGTTGCTGATTGGAAAACTGGCAAGTACAAAGATATAAAGTACCAAGATTTTAATCAATTATTATTTTATGCACTTTATCTTTTTTACAAAAACCCGAATGTTGATAAAATTAAAGCAATGTTTATATATGTTGAACATAATCTAGATAATTCTATAATATTTGAAAGAAAGTATATAGATGAATACAAAAAAGAACTCATACACATTATAAGAGATATTGAAAAAGATGAAATTTTTGAGAAAAAAACACAAAAATTATGTGATTGGTGTGGTTATAGAGATAGGTGTTTTGATAACTCTTAACAAACGCGTTCAAATGCACTGCAGAAGAAATATAAATACTTAAAAAGTAGGTGACCAATGGATATAGATTTCCTTAAAGAAAATTCAAAAAAGATTATAGCAGAAGATATACAAATAGATGATACTGATGAAATTGTAAATACTGTAATTGAACAAAAGTATTATAATTCACTAGCATATCAAGTATGTGAAGTAGCTCCTGTACACGGTCCAACAGCAGCAACATTTGCGTTAGCTTATGTTGATGACCCAGCATTTCCTGGTAAAAAGAAAATAAAGCTTTTTCGTAACGAAGTTGTTGTAGATGAAGACCCTATTGAAGACACCGGGTTTACGACTGAGACACTACAAGACCTTCAAAGACAATATGGCAAATCAATAATCAAATATATTGGTAAAGTATTCGGTGGGATTAGTTCAGCAAATGAAAATATTAAATTAATATCAAAATTAGATACTATGTGTACTGCAACACCGGCTCTAACATTAACAGATCCAGGTAATGCAGAAACATCTACATTTGAAATACAACAACGTGCTGCAGAATTGATAATGAAAATAAATTCTCATTCGTTTAAGTCTCTTGACTCGTTCGTTATTTTACCAACAAAAGCAGCTGCTAGCGTATTAGCGATATCAAACAGAGTAATAGAAAACGAAACAGAACGTGGTTTGTTTTTAGGTTCTAACTCAAGAACAAAATTTTACTTAAATCCTGATAATACTAGCTCAACTGCATACGTTGGCATAAAATCTGATATACCCGGACAATCATCTTTGATTATGAGTCCATATTTTCACACAATAAAAACAGCAGTTAATCCTGAAAATGGGCAAAATGCAGTTTTTAATTTTAACAGTTATGCGATCACTGAAAGTGCGTTAAGTACATCAGACCCTCTTGAAAAAATGTTATATAAATTTGATATATCTTAATTTTACTTTATTTTTTGAAATATTGAAATAGGATATCTTATAACATCATAATTTGAAATATAAGATATCTTGATTTACTTAAAAATCAATTATAATATTGATTTCTATCAAAAAAATATAAATAAGCAAAAAGGAGATAACTTGAACATAGTTAGGGCTAACAAATATAGATTATACCCTAATGCTAAACAGAAAGCTCTATTGCATGAGATGTTCGGTATCTCCAGATTTGTATTCAATAACATCCTGGGTAAAATTCAAGATGGTAAATATGGTATCTACGTAGTTAAAAACGGTAAAAATAAGGGTAAACAGGTATCTAGAATCCCATCTCAAACTGAAATGATTGGTTCTAGTACTTCTCTAAAAGAA